CATTCTTCTCGAGCTGTGCAAGACGAAGCTCTAACTTAAGTTTCTTCTCTTCTAACAATACATTTTTATCTAAGCTCATAGGGGTCCCTAGCCGTTTTTTTAATTCTTAGGAAATATTGGATTCGATAAAAAGCATAAATAAAGGGTAATTTTTTTGATTCAAATTTTCATGTAATTATTTGCGCGGAACATGGTCTTTACCCTTGTTGTGTAAAAAAATGTAAAAAAATCCTGAAAAATCCCCCACCCTGCTTGATGCCTACCTATAACCTTAATTGCATAGGGGACCCTATAGAATGCCTGCTAAGAGCGTTTTCTAATTTCTGGGTAGGTAACCCCATAAGAGGTATTCAATCGCGGATAGCGGGCATAAAAAAACCGCCTCGAGGGCGGCTTTTTGTTTTTAAAATTCCAATCGGAATCTAAGCTTCTAATCGCTCATAGGCATTGTTAAGCTCTTCGAACAGGTCGCGCCTTAACCAGTGCACCACATCGACTCCGATAAGCTGTTCAAGAAGGGTTGAAATTTTCAACATGGATTCTTGTGCCTCTTCCAACCTTCCACATTCCTGCATCATGGCCATGAACTCAATTTGAAATTTTATAGTCTCGATTTGTTTTGTTGATACTGTCATTTGATTCTCCGTTTTGACATGTTGCGAAATTATTCCCGCGCCCCCTTATAAGATGATATAGAATGATATGTCAAATGGCATAAAAAAAACCGCCTCGAGGGCGGCCTTCCTTGTCTTAGTTGAGTCGGGTTAATCCATTCGAGTCATGTCCCATTCCCCCGATACTTGATTCCGTATGGCTATCATACCGCTTTCGTAAATGTGGCAGGATATGATAGTAGCCCACTCCTCATTCTTATAATCCCAAGCGCTAATTTTTAAGGTCACCACAGGGCTAAGGTCGGGGTCTTCTGGGTAGGTGTAAAGTCCTACATTATCGACATTACCTTTTTTCCAATGTGCGGCATTGGTAAAACCTGAACCGAAGTGATACTTATTACTCATGCCTGTTTTAAGTTTAGTAAACAACTCTTCAACTCTAATGGTGAATAGGTTGTTGTCTGTTAAAGCTTCTTCGATATCGTAAAAAGCAGAAAGAAAGAAGCGGGGAAGAAGTCCCGCCATTTCTCTTTGTTGCGGGGGTGTCCACTGGTCGAGATGCTTGCTCTTAAGAGGATTGAATTTAATATCCGTAATTAAATCCTCGACCAATAAATTTATAGGCGCGAACTTTGCTTTTTTAGTAAGTGTTGTCATTTTGATTCTCCGTTTTGACAAAGCGCGGGGTAATTCCCGCACCCCCTTATATAATTATATGCGATAAAGAGTCAACTCCCATAAAAAAAGGCCGCCCACGGAGATAGGCGACCTTTCACGGGTTAACGGTTCGCGGCTCAAGATTTAATCAAATAAAGCCTGCCCACTCGTCAGGGTGTTCGCTCAAAGATTGGCCCGCTTTAATTGCAAGCAGTTTTTCAGCGGCTTGTATCGGGGGACGTTTACAGGGGCTCGGCTCGGGTTGAAACAAACCACAGCCATTAGCTCTAAACAGGTGAGCGGCTTTCTCATATGTTAGGTTTTCTGGCCCGTCTAATTCTTCGGGTTCGTGCAAGTAGTCTTGCGACCAAGCTTCCCCGCAACGTGAGCAATAAATATCAAACATCACCATATCCATGTTGTTGCGCCTTGGCTTCCGCAAGTTCTTCTTCCCAATAGATATCGGATTCGGTGGCCCCTCTCCAAGCATCAAAGTGATTAAGCGGAGTCGTGAAATCGTTGTAAAATTTCCGCGTATGGTTATGGACTAAAAAATTCCGAATAGATTCGTCCAAACTAAAACCCTCGTCGCGGTCGGCTTCGAACCATTCAAGACAGAGGTCGGAAAGCTCCAAAGGTTTTTTAAAACCGATTAAATTATATTCTTGAATATAGTCATTCACTGCTTTTAAAAGTTTGGTCATTAGTATAAGTCCCTTGTGTCGGCTTCATCTTGGGCTCGGAGACGCATTTCGGCCCGATAGCGAGCGCTGTCACTTTCTTCGTCGTCACTGCCGTCGCTGAAATCGGTTCGCGGTTCTTCGTTTAACTCCTCTTTGCAAAAGTCGTCAAAATCTAGTTGCTCTTCAATGGCCCATAAAATAGCGGACTCGCTCAACCCTACCTCGTCGGTTGTTTGGTAAGCCTCCTCAAGAATGTCGATGCATTGAGCGTCCGTCGGTTTCCATTTAATATTATTCGCGGCTATCACGGCGCGAACGTCAACGGGTTCCAGCGTTATTGTAAAAATATTTTCCATAGTTGATTCTCCATTTTTTAAAGTTTTAGAGCCGTGGCTCATACCCCGTTATGGGCGGATAACAGCCCCTTGTCAATATCGCATATAAAAAAAGCCGTTGCGCCTCGTAGGTTTGGAGCAACGGCCACGGGGCGGGGCCCGCCTTATTTAACTGTTTTAATCCTGTGCGGAGTCTTGCATCACGTCGCCAGCTATGTGATGGCGAACAATAGCCCTTGGCGGCAAGCCTCGAACAAATCGAGTTACCCGCTCGGCGTCGGTTTCATCCCCTTGCTCTTGCAAGGTGGTAGCCGTCCAGTGTAGGTTGGTGTGACCGTTGGCGGCATAACATCCGCCTTTTATGTTTGGGTCGGCGGCCTTTTTTTTCTGTGCCCCGTGGGGCTCAAATCCAATTATATAATTTCGATTTAATCTTGCGCAAAGCGGGACGCCGCCGCCACAGTCCGCGCAACCCCTAACGGCTTTATATTCAGCAGGGCAACGAACGATTAAAGCGCCTTTATGCCTCGCGTTTTTTTGTTCGGGTTTCCAAGGGTAGACAACAGCGACGGGCATTGTTTTGAATTTTTCAACGGCTACGTCGTGAGTCGGCGCGCTGTAATTTATAACGGTTGAGTCCTCGTTTAGTCGGTGCGCATAGTTAGACGGGTCGGCGGCGGAGTAGGTGAATGATAAACCCCGCTTGGGTTTAGCTTTCAAGAGCGCGTCGAGGTAGTCGGAGTCTACCTTTTCTTTCTCTTTCTTTTTAGAGCAGTTGAGCGGGCAAACGCTTGGGCAAGTTCCATATTTATCTGAAGAGCCCGCGCGGTATGTTATCGCGAGTCCGACTGTTTTTTTTGCGGTAGATGTTTCTACAATTTTTAACATTTAAGACTCCCACTTAACAGCAAAAGCGGGGCGGACAATCCAGGCGCCCTCAAAGACGCGAATTGTGTAACTGGTAACGTCTTCACGCTTTCTAATCTTTTTAAGTTCATCGAGGGGTAGCGGCTCGGCTAATTCGTAAAGGCGGTAGCGGTTGCCGTTTTTAGTAAATTCACTATGAAAAGCGCTTTCATATTCATTAAATAAGTTATTTATAAAATTTGAAACTTTCATTTTTTTTGATCCTTTTAAAGTTTAAGATGTTGGAAGTATAGAATATTATGCGATAGATTACAAGCCAAAAAAAACCCCGCCAAAGCGAGGTTAATTCTTTACAATTTTTTTATTACCTTTTTTTCTTTTTAGTGGGATTCATAGCTTCGTCCCAACACTCTTGACCGTAAATTTTTATATAGATCCATTTAAATAAAAACATCTATTTTTTCCACCTTGTAAAACTTATTTCTTTATCCGTCGCGTCATTAAACCCTCTAGCGTACTCATCGCGCTCCGCTTGGGTAAGATTGTAATTCGGCTTAGGTTCGCGGTAACTACCGTCGTAATATTTGTGAGGTTTGTAATCTCTCCTTAACCAATAGTCGGCTTCGCCTCGGGCATAAGGGGTTTTTCTATCTACTTCATAATATTTCATGCTGTCACCTGTTTTACTGTTAAAATTATTTTTTCGTCTACATCAATCAATTTATGATAGGCTTTCTTTTTAGCCTCGGCCAAATTAGAAGCCTCGACTATGAATTGATTGGGGGTTGAATATTCAACTAAATATGTAAAATTGTTTTTAGTCATTATAACCCCTCCATATCTCACATTTGTCACCTTCGTAATCGTTTGCCCAGTTATGAAATTCATTAATCATTTTTGAAATTTTTCTTTCAGAGGAAGAACCAATATTTCCCTTAAACATTTCTCTTATTGTATTTTCTTCTTTTGCACCGAAGTTTTCGTATCCACCTTTTCTTTCCCACTTTCTCATTAGTTGTTTTTTAAAATTTGAGATTACTGAAGCAACCTTCAATTCCTTTATTTCATCTTTAGTCAACATAGTCATTTTTATTCCTCCACTTCATTTTTATAAATATCTACAGTATGATTACAGCCATCAATGCTTTCAAACCTGTTTATTTCGATAGATGTGTAACCTAAATCCTCCATTTCTTGGTCGCTTTCGTCATGAAACAGACACCAAACCTTATCACCACCTATTTTAGATTTTGCGTATTTATTATATTGTTCAGCAATTTTTGAAGCTTGTTTTTTGTTATATGTAATAGTCATTTTTATTCTCCCGTTAATAAGCTTTATGGATTTCGCAACGATATCCTTGCAATTCAACTTCTTTTGCGGCGTCTTGCATTTCCTCGTAAGATTCGGCAGAATCTACAGGCCATAATTCAACACCTAAGATTTTAGTTTTTTGTAAAGTAATTAAGACAAACATTTTTGATTTCTCCAAAAGTTAAAGTTATGTATATTATAGTATACTAATCTATAGGACTAATCAAGTTAAAAACTTCACTCCAATCAAAATCTTTTATTTGATGTAATTTGGGCGTAAATTTTAAGCCCTCCAGTTTAAGATCCATTGCATCAGAACCGTCAAACAAAAAGAGCTGTTGCTCTAGTTTTTTAGTTTTTAATTTCTTTACAAGAACCCAAACGCTTCCATGCCTGTGGTTACATAACCAAGCAACTTGATGCGGGCGTAAGTCCACCGCTTTGCTACTGGTAGCCTTTAATTCAATAAAGTGAAAGTTACCTTTTTCGTCCAATAAAACTACGTCAGGAACACCGGGGGTTGCCCAAGTTTCTAAACGGGTCGCTTGAAAGTTACGCTTCGAGTCCTTCATTCCCTTCTTCATCTTCGTCCATAAGTCGGCTTCTCGCTTTTGAGCGGTTTGAGGAATTTGCCGATCCTGCGGCAGTAACGTCGATAGTGATTGGGGCATAACTTTGTTTAATCTCCTTTAATGCTTTCAAGACTTCATCTTTCGACATGCTATCAATCGATCCTGTCCTAATCTCAGACTTGTTAATATAGATCTGACCTTGCGCTTGTCCTCTTCGGTACTCGGCCTGAACAGCCGCCGAATAAGCTCCATTAGTCAAAGCCATATCTCGAATGGTTTGGAGGTCTTTTAAATGCCTTTGATAATTGACACCAAACTTTTGATCCAACTCAGCTCGATAAGCTTGGATAGCGTTGACAACATGAGGCGAATGATTT